GCTGCGCCCACTTGCGGTCACGCTCGGCGCCGGGCTCCGTCTGCGCGATGAGCTCAACGGCGGCGAAGTGCTTGGAGATTCGATCGGTGGGCTGCATCTGGGCTCCGTTGGGCGGATGGTATCACGGATCGCGCCGCAACACCTGCGGATACACGGTCAGCCCGCCAGCGTGGAAGCTCGGCCGCACCGGGCGACACGGCGCGCCCATGATCTGTGCCCGCTCACAATCGGCGGTTGTGGTCGTGATGGCGGCCAAGAGCGCGCGCGCCACCGGATCGGGCTCCGCTTGGATTGCGGTGATGCTCTTGGCAAACCGGATGGCGGCGTCGGCCAGCGCGGCGGACTTCTCCGCGGGCGTCACCACGCCACCATCGCGACGATCTCCAGCCCCGGCGTGCAGTCCGCCCGGTAGTCCCAAAGGTCCGCACGCCACACGAGGTCAAGCGGCACACAGCCGCCATCCGGCCAACACTCCCAAGCCAGCACGGCAGACGGGCCAGCGCCGATCCCCGTGGAGCCCGTAGCGGGGCAGGTGGAATAGCCGACGTCAGGACCGGTCGGGGCGGTAGTCTCGGCGGCGGTGCAGGCGGTGAGGATCAGCAGCGGGATGATGTGGCGCATGGTGTGGCTCTCCTACCGTCCCGATAGCGCGTCATCCCGAAGCGTGCAGGTGATTCTGAGCGACGTCGCCGACCTCTCGATCGCCGACACCACCGCAGCGCGCCGGGACAGCCGCAGACCAGTGTCCGTCAGGTCCACCGCCATGCCGATCTGTAGCTCGCGGTCACCGCCGGACCCGTAGCGCGCCGCGTCCGCGATGAAGCTGAGCTCACGCCGCGGCATCGCAAGCTGTGTCATCCGGTCGGATAGCATCCGCGAGGCGCTGGCATCGTCCCACACCAGCCGGCTTTCGATCTCGACAAGGTCCGCCGATTCGCCGGCCGTCATCATCGCGTGGCGGGCATGGGCAGACGCGTCGGGGGTGATGACCTTGCGTCGGGTGTAGGCGCTGCGGGCGATGTCGTAGCCGTAGCTAAACACCACCGACGACAGCGGCTCACCCCGGTAGGTGACGCGGCTCGCGCGCGCAAAGCCTGGGCCTTCGACAAGATGCGCCACCGCGTGGTGCGCCCCGTCGATCCACGGCCAGATCACGAGGCCCGCCCCGTCTGCGCCCGTGACGATCGACGCGGGCAGCAACGGCAGGAACTGCGCGCCGATCAGCCCGAGCGCCGGTGTGCGCTGGTCGAAGTACCCGTCGAACCGGTAGCGATCGAGGAACGACGCGCAGCCCCCAAACGAGCCGACGTCAAGCCGCGCCGTTGACGCGCTCGCAATCATCTGCAGTAGCGAGCCAGCGCCAGCGGGAAGGCCTGCCGCGCTCTCCCACGACGTCGCCATCACCGAGCCGTCCGAGTAGTCCAGACCCTCTGACGCGTGGTTGATGGACGTCAGCGTCACCGAGGTCCCGTACCCGTCCGTGTCCGCCGATAGCGCCGACGTCGAAGCCGCGGCAACCATCGTCGGCGTGGCGCCGCTGGTGTTGTCGATCCCCCAGACGCGCACCGATCCCGAAGCCCGAGCCCCAGACACAAGCAGCGCAACGGCAGCACCGGCCGCGGCGATCCCGTAAGCCGGCACGGCTGGCGCAGTCGTCGAGCCCGGCGAGCCCACCACGATCGGATAGCCCTGGCCGATGGCGGAGCTGTTCGCCGAGGGCCAAGCCGTCGCGTCGATCTTGCCCGTCGCGAGGTAGGCGCCGCCCTCGGAGAACCGCCGCGCCCGGTCCACCTGCGACAGCCGATCCCAGCCGATGCGCGACTCCAGCCCGATCGGCGGCCAGAGCCCACGGTCATCGTCCGGCGACTCCGACAGCGTCACCGTCAGCGGCTCACCGTCGATGTCATAGCTCGCTTCCACCCACCGGCTGGCGATGATCAGGCGGTCCCCGAGGTATAGCGACCCGCGGCCCGAGTGCGGATGCGCGCCGGCTTCGACAAGCGCAGCGACGGACAGCCCGCGCGGACGGAACGACACCTCAACCTGACGTCGAGACGCACCGCCATCGTAGAGCCGCGCGACCTCGGTCCACTGCGGATTGATGTCGGTCGCCTCTCCGCGAGATCCGGCCCACTCCCAGACGAGGCGCCAAGCGGCGGCGGTCACGGTTCCTCCTCCACGACCAGTGTGGCAACACGGAAGCCCTCAGCGTACCCGCCCACACCTTGCGCTGCCCCGAAGCCTGCCCACTCACGTCGGAATGCGCTGGAGGTGATGCGCCCGTAGATCGCATCACGCGCCCAGCCGGTGACGTGCGCGACCACGACGTCGCCCGAACCCGACTCGACCGGCACGCTCGGCAGCCAGCACAGCGGCTCGCCAGCCCACTCCCTGAACAGCCCTTCCAGCGCCAGCGGATCGCCCCACCGATCAGCCGCCGGTGCCGCGCTCGCGTGCGACGACACCACTACGTAGTCAGGCGACCCGCCGCGCCGGATCTGCGTCACGTCGACCGCGGTGTCGACGATCGCGACTTCGGCCCGCCGCGTGTTCGGCCGTCGCTGGGTGAGCGAGCGCCCGCCGGTCGGAAGGTCGGTCAGGACGGCGCCCGTGTCCGTGCCGTAGGCGGTCTTCCTGTCCCACCCGCGCCCGAGGAAGCGGATCGGCCCGGCGCAGACCTGCCCGATCTGCCGGTAGCCGCTGGGTCCGGTCGGGGTTGCGCTGTCGATGTCGAGGCGCAGTTGGGTGACGCTCGCCGTTCCGCGCAGGTACCAGACGAGCAGAGCGCGCGGCGGGTGGATCTTCACGGTCCCGCTCGCCGTCGTCTCGGTCCCGTCGATCCCGTCGACGGTGATCACGGCGCGACGCTCAGCGACGGTCGCGCCCGAGGTCAGGACGCCGGACGTGTTCGCGATGATGGTTCGCACGTCACCGCTCGCGAACTCGATCGCGCCGCCAACCATCTCCCCCTCGGCAAGCCAAACCGTCGACGTCGCGCCGCCCGCCGTCGAAGGCCGAACCGTCGAGCCCGAACGCTGCCCCGTGAAAGAGATCCGCAGGTCCACCGACTGGATCAGCGTGGCGCCGTCGTAGACATCCACGACCGGCGCGCCCTGCAGCCCCGTCAGGTAGATGCCCACGGCGTCGCTGTCAGCGTAGGCGGCGAGGCCCGTGTCGCCGTCCACCGTGTAGCGCAGCGAGACGTCCGACGACCACGACGAGCTGGCGCGCCAAGGGTTGCGGGGCGACGGGCTGTGGCTAGGCAGGGTCGCGGCCTTTGGATAGGCGCTGGTCACGGGGATCGTGTAGTCCAGCCCGTCACGGACGGCCGGGCCACCGCGAGCCTGCAGCGACGCACCACCGACAGCCCAAGCCGCGGACGGTCCAGCGGTCAACGGGATCGGCTGCAGGTCAGACCACGTCACACCGTCGCTCAGGTCTGACGATTTGGCGATGGTCTGGTAGCTTAGCGACAGAATGTCGGCATCAGTCGAAGCAGCCGTGACAACGCGACAGCGGATGTCGTCGCCGGGGTCCGTCAGCGACGTCATCGCCGCAAGCGCCGTCCACCCGCGCTGATAGCCGGGCGCTGTGTGGACGTGCTCTCGGTGCCAGACGTAGGCGCGCGCGGCGCTTTGGTCGACGACGGCGAAGACCTCTACGTAAGAGCCGGCGGCGTACCCCGTGGAGACGTAGGACCCTGCCGATCCGCCCTCGTCGTGGGCGCGGATCGATGTCGTCGACAGCTCAACATGAATGCCAGCGCCGGGGATGCGCAGCCGAAGCTGTAGCGGCGTGGTGCTGATAGACGAGTTGACCCGCACCACGGCACGGAAGAAGCCCGAAAGACCCTGCGTTGTTGTCGTTTCGTCTCGGTTGTTGCGCGCAACCACGCCAATGCCGGTCGCGATGTTCTCGCCGGTGAGCGCGCTCAGGGTCCGCGTCGGCGCTCCGGTGTCCGTGTCGGTCCAGCCTGCGGCGTTGAGGGTCTGGCTGGGGGTGTAGTTGTAGGTCCACCCGGTCGACTCGGAGCCCATCGTGATCGACGACGTGCCGCCGAAGCGCAGCTCCATGATCCCGCCGGTCGGCGCCGTGCCTGTCGACGGGTTGGCGAAGACCAACGTCTGCCCGCGCACCGTGACCGCGTTCGCGCTGCAGTAGCCGGTGCCGGTCGGGGGCCGGACGCCGAAGCTCTGCGAGTCGCCCACCCACGTCCGACCCCAATCCGAAGACCACCGCGGAGACAGCGACTCGGCAAGCAGGACCACGGGGTAGGTGATGCCGTCCCATGCGATGCAGACCGTGTCGCCCGAGCTTGTGGCGCTGGAGATCGTGATCGCGGTGGCCGCCAACATCTGCGCTTGCGGCGTGCCGGAGAAAAACGCCAGCGCCTCGGAGTCAGTCGATCCGCCCGCGTCAGTGGTGACGGTCGCCATGAACGCGCCCGCGACCACAGCCAGATCCTGCAGCCGTCGAGCGTTCGCCGCAGTGCCGCCGGTCTGGCCTGCGTAGGAGAAGGCGACGCCACCGTCTGAGGACCAATACTGATTCGTCAGGGTCGACACGCCGACAACGCCCACCATCATCATCACGACGCCACCGAGCGAAGCCGCACGCAGCCGGGTCGGAAGCACGGTGTCAGACGACGTCCACCGCGCCGCGTAGCCGGTCGCGCTCACGTCGACGTTGCTCCGCTGCAGGGTCCACGTCACGCCCGAGTCGGTGGAGCGCCAACAGTCGACAGTGAAGGTCGCGCCCGCGTCGCTGGACGCAAGAACATAGGCATGAACGGCGCCGTCGGGAACCACGCAGACGCCGCAGACCGGGCCCGTCAGCACGCCCTGCACGGTGCCAGCGATGAGGACCGCGCTGGACCACGTGCCGGTGACGGGGTCGCGGGTCTTGCTGTAGTAGGCGAAGACCGAGCCCGCGTCGACGCCGTACACCAGCACGACCGTCCCGTCAGCCATGACCGCCGCCTGCTGCTGGCGACCCTCCACCGAGGTCACCTGCTGGTAGCCGGTCGCGACGGTCGGACGTTCGCGGCCGTACCAATCGCCGGTGCTGTTGACCCGCGCGACGACTCCGCAGGCCACGCCGTCAGGCATCCCGCCGTTGACGACGCGCGCGCTGATCGAGGTGGTGCCGCTGGACGGGGTGCCCGAGGTCAGCAGCGTCAAGCGCCCGGTTCCGGTGTAGGTCGCGCGGCCAAACTCGGGGGAAGCCTCGTCGTAGTCCGTGCCGAGCCGGTGATCGGCGGCCAGCGACTCCGACAGCGCCCACGGCAGAATGAAGCCTGAGAGGTAGCCGCTGGTAGGCGTGATCTTCGTCATGCGTGGAGCCCTCGCCGAGCCATGCCGTAACCCGGATCGGGGCCAGCGAACGATCGCGCGAGTCGAGGCGCGCCGTCGACGACAAGGTAGGTGGGCGCCGCTGCGGGGGCTTGGCCTGCGTTCGCGCGGTTGATGCCCTCTTGGCCGCCGAGCGCGCGCATCGCCTGAGCGGTGAGTACGGCGGTGCTTTCGTTCTGGCGCGTCGTCATGCCGGACTGCGCGATCTCGTCGGGGAGGATTCCACCGCGGTGGAACTTGGGCTGCTGAGCTGCGATGAGGCCGATCTGCACGGCACCAGCTGCACCAGCAACGGCAGCAAGCGCCGCGCCAACCGCGATCGGAGGGATCGTCAGGTTCGACGCGATGGCCTGAAACATCGAAATCGTAGCCGACGCGATGGCCGCTGCTTTCTCAATCGCAAACTGCTTTTTCTTCGCGCGCCTCGTGTCTTGCTCGGTGCCTCGGATGATCGCGTTTCCGATGCCGAGCACGATCGTGGCAAAGTTGGCGGCCGTACCTGCCGCCACGTTGAGGTAGCTTGACCACTCGCCGGCCACTTGCTGCGCGGTCTTCTTCGCACTCTCGGCGCGCGCCGTGTCGAGCGCGATTAGCGGATCCTCTTTGAAGTCGAACTCCTGCATGCGGAACCCGATCCCGCCCATCTCCCCGCCGAAGGTCTGCACGCCCTGCTGTGCGTCCTGCGCCCCCTGCGGCTGCGCATGGAACGCGGCGATGTTGGCGGCGTCTGCGCTGGCCTGCGCGCTACGGGCAATGTCCCGTTCCATGAGCGCGTCGAGCGCGGCGCTTTCCTCTTCAAGCCTGCGCGCGCGCTCCTCTGCGGCCTTCGCGGCGGCTTGTGTCGCGGCGGTGTTTGTCTGCACGGCGGACGTGTGCGCCTGCGTCGTCTGCGTCGTCTTCTGCGCCGCGACCCCGGCGGCCTGCATCGCGTCGTAGATCTCCTTGGCCGCCTTCGTCGCGTCCTTGCCCGCTTGGTCGAAAGACCAAGTCCGAATCAAGCTTTCGACGTACTCCAGCGCATAGGCCGTACCCATCAAGAACTTGCTGACAGTCGGGGCGATCCTGACGGCAATCTCTGTTGCCCACCCGCCCATCTGCGAAGACAGCGCGGTCATCGCGGCAGACGCCTGCTCAAGCGCGAGCACGTCACCAGAGGAGATGATGCCCCGGTTTTGCAGGCTGTTCAGCGAGTCGCGGTAGCTCTCCACGTTCTTGAAGACGTCGAAGACCGCGGCACCGATCTTGACAAACGCGCCGATAACGAGCCCGGCGCCAACCGCCATCGTGGCTTGTTTCTTGCCGACCCGCTCAATGAGGTCGCCGTAGTCATCGAGCGGCCCGGTGATCGCGCTGAACGATCCGCCGGTTGCGTTGTTCACCTTGTTTAGGTCGCCAAGCCGATCGCTTAGGCTGCGGGTCGTCTTGCTGGCTTCGGCCGCAGCGTCACCCGCGGCGCGCTCGGCGGTGGCCAGCTTCCTCGTCGCAGCCTCCGCCTTCGCGACACCTGCGACATAGCCGGAAACGTCGGCATCAAGCTTGATCGTTTCGCCGGCCATCTCGCCACCTCACGGCCCAAAGTGCTGCAACCTCGGCCTGCTGTACGGGGTCCAGATCCCACCATTCGATCCCACGCTCCCAGCGGAGCGCGGCGATCATGAGGTCGTCGGCTCCCCAGCCTGCGGAAAAACCTCAACCTGCCTCGCGACCTCGGAGGGCTCTGGCGCCGCGCCTCGCAACCTGCTGATCAGGTAGTCCGCGCACTCCCGCCCGATCCGCAGGATCATCATCGGGTCCCATCCGGCCTCGATCATCTCGCGGACAGCGGCTAGGCCCGACGCGCGCAGCGGGTCAGCCTCCGCGGAGTAGCCCTTCCCGTGCCACGCGATGCGCGCTTTGAGCCCGTTGTCATCGCCGTCGCCGACCCACGTTAGAAGGATCGCGTGCCCGCACACGGCCTCGATCCGGCCGGTAGCGGCGACCTCGGCGGCGATGGCGGTAGCGAGCGCGTCGGGATCTGACGCCGACTCGATCGCCCGAGCCGTCTCCGCGCAGTCGTTGACGGCATCGCGGTACGCGCTCAGGAACGAGCGCATCTCGTAGACCGTGCAGCGCGGGCGGATCTTGAACGTCTCGCCGTCGCCGAGGTCGATCGTGTGCGTTGCAGGCTTAGTCGCGGGCCTCATGCGAGCCTTGTCACGGTGGGCTCAGCGTTGGCGCTGGAGATCGTGAAGGTGCAGAAGATGCCATCGGGCCGGACCTCGCGCTGAACGCCGGGCTCGACACAGCACGAGGTGAACACCTGGGTGGACCCCTTGTTGCTGCCGACCGTTGGGATCGTCTCGGTCATCGTGATCGTCATCAGGTCGCTGTTGGTGTCGGTCTTTGTCCACGACGCGATGTAGCCAGCGTCCCCGGTCTGCCGGATCAGATCCATCAGCACGGCGTCCGTGGAGAAGGCGCCAGCGTCGCGCACGCGCGCGGTGATGGCGATCATGGACGGGCCGGCTTGCTCACCCTTGCGCGGCGTTCCAGCCATGTCTCCGTTTTCATCGCGCATACGGACGACGGTGTAGCCGCCGTGGGTCACCTGATAGGAGCCCTCGGAGAAGTTGAGCGTGTAGTCTTTCGGCGTCCCGCTGGCGTCCTTGAAGACGACCGTCAAGCCGCGCCGGTTGCGGGGGATGTTGACTTCTGCGGCCATGCGCGGCCTCCTAGTAGGTGTCCATCTGGATGACGTCGAAGCTGACCGAGACGAGGTAACACGCGCCCAGCCGGTCAACGCTGGTCGAGTCGTAGACGGCATGAGCCGCGCCGCTGACGAAGCCCGCGGTTGTCTCCAGCGCGGCACGGATCGCGCGGGCGGCGTCGAGCGCGGCCGTCTGCGACGAGCTCGCCGACCAAGGGCCACCGCAAAGCGTGCGCACCGTCAGAGCGTGCCGCGTGGTGTCGCTGTCACCGGAGATCGAGCCCGCGCCCGGCTCCAGGCCGACGGCCACCCACACAGCCGCACCGCTGGAACCGACGGCCCATGACGGCCAACGCTCGGGGTTCTGATCTGCGGGCAGCGTGTAGCCAGCGCCGGTTAGCGCCGTGCCGATCGCCGTGTTGAGGTCAGCCCACGCGCCCATCAGCGCCCCCGCAGCGGAGCTAGCGCGGATGCGACGGCTTGCCGCCTGAGCGTGGCGACGAGGTCGTCTAGAACCTCTGCGGCGACCTCGCGGACCAAGGGCTTGACGTAGGTGTTGACCACCGTCTGCGTGCGCGGCGTGCCTTTGCGGTGGACGTACAGCGCATAGGGCGCCTGATTCGTCAGCTCGATGTTGCTACGGACGCCGCCGCGGCTGCCGACCTTTGCGCGCCAGCCCGAGTAGAAGAGCCCCTTCCGGTACGTCTTGCGGCTGACCTTGCGCACGCGGTCAAGCAGCCGATCGGCGGCGGCCTGCACCACGCGGCCCACGATCGCCGCGGCGGTCTTGTTGGTCGCCAGCGCCGCGATCTCGGGCGACGTCAGGACGCGGTCTAGGCGGATCTCCAGCCCAGACCCGCCGGACACCGAGCCGGGGCCAGCGCCGCCGAGCTTGACCAGAATCTCCCGCTGCACGTCGAAGCGCAAAAGCGGACGATTCTTCCGGTCGCCGATGGTGGTGGAGACGGGCGGCGCCATCAGCGAGCCCCTGCAGGACCGGGGCGCGGGAAGCCGACATCACCGGGCGAACCGGGCAGCGTGTCAGGGCCAACGCCCGTCGCGTCGCCAAACGCCAGCGGAGCACGGGACCACCAGTCTTCATACTCGGTGTCGAGCGATCGGGCTTCGTCCGCGAAGTGCTGCGCGCCAGTCAGGCTAAACGCGCTGCGATGGATGATGCTCAACGCTCGGAGCATCGCGGGAAACGACAGCGGGCCAGCGTCCCAGAGATCCATCGCCGTCGCCGACGAAAGCTCAGTGCTGCCGACGATCCGCCGCAGGACGTCGGCCGTCGCGATCTCGCACTCCACCTCCCAATCGGAGCGGCCGGCGGGGTAGCCGGTGCCGAGCCACGCCCGAAAGCCGATCACCTGCAGCGTTGAGACGAGGTTCCAGCGGCTGTCCAGCGTGCGCGAGACGTACACCGGGCGCTGAATGTCGGCCGTGAGCGGCGAGGTCAGCGACCAGACCTCATACGCCCCGGTGCCGAGCTCCAGATCGGAAGGAACCGTGATCGTGACCGACCCCGACGTCACCGAGCCCGAAGCGGCCGACGTGCCGGCGCGGTTGTACAGCACGTAGGTGCCGGTAACCGTGGCCTGCGTGGTGCCGCTGTGGATCGAAAGCTGCCGCGCCACGGACTGACCCCGTGGCACGATCGCTGGCTTGGTGAGGGCGGGGACGTAGGCCACGCTCAGGCGCTCCAGGCAGCGGAATCAGCGACGCCAGGGCGAACGAGGCAGCTATACGCCGCGTCGCTCACGGAATCAGCGGAGACCGCGAAGAAGTACAGAGTCTCATCGGCGGAATTGGTGGCCGTGCAGGCAAAGGCCCCGGTCGCATCGGTGCGGACGAGCGCGCGGCCGGAACCGGAGCCCACGATCGCGCCGGTGGTCGCCGACCCGTAGCTGAGCGTGGCGGATGCGCCGACCGCAAAGCGAGACGAGCTGCCGACGATTAGCACCTCGCGCGCGGAGGTGATCGGCGTTCCGTCGGTGCGGTTGAGCTGCATCGTGAGGGCCGCGGTGGTCGCGCCGCCAGTGGCGTTCGGGACCGTGAGAACGCCGGTCACGACGGTGTCGGAGACGGTATCGCCGGCAAAGGTGAGCCTACCGGCAGACGAGACGGTAAGGATGGTCGTCCCGCTGGAGTTGATGACGGTGAGCGCGCCGGTGTCGTCGACGGTAAGCGAGGCCGAAGACCCCGCAACGCCGCCGGTCTGGAAGAGGTTGGGCATGTTCGGCTAGCTCCGCGTGTCGAAGGGGTCAGAGGGTGCGGTCCCGAGTGCCCGGATGATGGCCTTCGGGATGGTCGGGGTGGACGCCGAAGCCGCTGCGGCCTTCACGTCCCAATCATCGGCCTGCTGTTTGAGCAGGTCATAGTTGCTCGTCTGCGTCACCGAGCCTCGGTCATTGCTAAAGTCCTGCGCCTCGCGAGCCACGCGCCCAGCAAGGCACCGGTAGCCCTCAGCGACAGCACCTTGCCACGTCCCGCGGTCGGCGATCCAGTCGTTGATCTCGTCGTCGGAGAACGTCCACAGGCGCGCGCCGCCGGTGTCGTTGAGCGCGCGCCTTGCCCGGTTGAGGCCCGACGACGATCCAGCGGTGTAGCTGGCGAGCACGGCCATGGGTCACCGCTTGCGGGTAGGTGCTGCCGTAGCGACGGGCTCGGTCTTGGCCTGCCCATCCAGACGATCGAAGATCGCGAGCGCGACACGCAGGATCTCGCGGTGGTACTCCGCTGGCGCGCCGAGCCTTTCGGAATCGGCAAGCCGGCGAGCAGTCGCAAGATCCCGCGGCATCAGCTCACGGCCTTGTTGGCGCAGTAGGCGCCGCGGAAGTCGCGCACGCCAGCGCCGAAGCGGTAGGCACACTGCACGATGTGGACCCTGCGCGAGTCGTCGCGGTACACGGTGACGCTGGGTGCGCCCGAGTCGTACACGTCGACACCAGCGTCGGCGGTGGTGACCCACCACGCATCGGCATCGTCGGTCAGGTACGGGTGGATCAGCGGCTCCAGCGTGCCCTTCATCGCGTTGATCGCGTTGGTGCTGTCGGCCGGCGAGCCCTCGGACTGCAGGATCTGCAGGGCGGTGGTGCGCAGCCCGCGAGGCACGACGAGGTACCGCGGGTTGACGATGACGCGCTTGCCGCGCTCGTCGACCGCGTTGGTGATGCTCATCGCGGTCAGCACGGTGTCGAGGTTGGTGGCGCTGAGCGCAAGCGACACCGTGAGGTTGACGCCCTGCGATCCGGTGTTCGTGACACCCTTGAGCGGGTGCGCGTTGCCGGTCGCGGCAAACCACGGCTTCCCGTCGTAGATGAACTTCGGGTAGGCGTCCGCGTTGCCGACGTAGGAGCCGTCGAAGTACTCCTGAGAGCCGGCGCTGAGCGTGCCCTTCTGCAGCATCCCGGCGATCCGCAGATCCTTCGAAATGATCGCGTTCTTGGCGTAGCTTGCGACGAACTTGCGAACGAGGCCTTCAACGCGGCCTTGGGCGTTCTCGGCCTCAAGCAGCGAATCGGGGATCTCGATCTCGTCGGCGTACTCGTCGGCGCTGACAAGGACCGGGTAGCCTTCACCCATGCGCTGCGAGTTGACGCGCTCGCCGTCGCGGCGCTTGGACGGCGTGCCCACGCCGATGATGCCGACCGACTTGTCACCGAAGGGCGCATCCGACATCGCGGCGATCGCCATGACGTTCGTGAACTTCGGGTAGTAGGCCTGATCGGGCTGGTACTCGTCGGCGACGATGCGGTAGCCGAGGTTGGTGACGAACTTTGGAAGCTCGGTAGCGGAAAGCGAAGGCATCAGACCACCCCAGCAGGCGTGCGGACGATCCGAACGATCGCGCGGTTGTTGGTGACGTCGACCTGCATGATCTCGACGCAGTCATCCGTGGAGGCGGTGACATCGAGCGAGGTCGGGCCGGCAAGGTCGCACATCTTGCCCAGCATGGCTTGGGTGATCGTGCCGGTCCCGACGGTGTAGCGGTAGAGGGTGGCCGTCGAGACGTCGACGCCGCACGTCGCGTCGCCGTCAGCAGCGCCACCGGTGACGGTGTCGAAGGCGACGCCGATCGGGTCGTTGCCGCCCGCCGCAGCCGGGCTGAGGTAGCCGCTGGAGTCGAGCACGACGAGATCGCCGGCGACGATCGAGGCGGACGCGGTGACGAGGTAGGGAAGGATCTGGCGGTCGCCAGACACATACCCAAGATCGAGATTCGGGGTCGGCATGTCGCCTCCTGGCTACTTGGGGCCGAACTTCTTGAACATGGCTTTGATCGTGGACACTTCGAGTCCCGCCAAATCCTTGCGCTCACTCCGAACCCAGGCTTCCTCTGCGGGCGTGAGATCCGCCCCTGCCCCGCCGCCGCTCACCGGTGCCGCGCCGCCAGCCGGGTAGGTGGCGGGTGCAGGCGTAGGGGCCGCGGCTTGCGCCTTGACCAGCGTCAACATGCGGGCGATCGTCGGCTCGTCGGTGATGCCGTCAAACGCTGCCCGCTGCTCAGGGGTGAGCGATGCGATGGCTGCGGCGTTGGCCTCCTTGAGCTTGTCGTTCTCCGCGCGTTTGTGCTCGCGCCACGCCTCGGCATCAGCCTTCAAGGCCTCGGCATCGGCGATCCGTTGCGTGAGCGCGGCGTTCTCCTTGGCGAGAGCGTCACGCTCCGCCGTCGTCTGGGTCGCGCGAGCATTGAGTGCCCGCCGTTCTCCGCGCAGCCGCTTGACCTCTTCCCCGAGGCCCCGCACATCGCGATCGATGATGCGCTCTTCGTCGCCCTCCAGCACAACGATCTGCGCCGGCTGGCCTGGGTCCACAGGATTCGCGCTAGGAATGACCGGATCCACCCTGACCCCTACGCCCAGATGCGGCCTAAAGCCGAGCGGTGGCGACCCGCGATGAGGTTCTTCGACACCTTGTCACGGGCTCGACAATCTGTCAAGCGGCCGGCGTTTCTGGCGACGGCTCGGCAGGGTCAGGCGTGTCGTCGGCCATGCCTTCGATCGCCCCAACCCCATCCATCTGCAGCATCCGAAGCAAGGCCTCGGCACGCTGGATGGCGTCGATCGTCCCGCCCTGCCGCGCCTGCAGCTCGGCCTGAGCAGCGCGGGCATACTCGCCGGGATCGCGGCTGTCGGAGGTGACGCCCATCGCCTGCAGGTGCTTGATGACGTCTTCGCTGGTCATGAAGCCGGCGTTCGCGAGCTCGGCGTAGAGTCGCGCCAAGAGCGTCACGTCTTGCGACACCGCCGGCCCGCCGTCGATCTCCACCACGTCGGAGCCCTCGCCCCATGGCGTGTTGGTCATCATCGCCAGCGCGTAGCCCATGGCAAGCTCGGCGCCGTCGAAGAACGCCTCACGGATCGGGGAGATGAACCCCACGAAGGCCTGCGAGCGGAGCGACAGCGCGGCGCCCGACGACGACGCCGAAGCGTCCGCAAACATGAACTCGGGCAACGTCTGCACCATCGCGGCGCGGGCCGACTCCATGGTCTTGACGATCACGTCTGCGCCGGCAAACGACGGCTCCAGATACTTGAGGTCCGAGTCTTGTGGAATCGCGACCGTCCGGCCCTGCTGCTGCAGCGTCGCGTTCTCGCCGAGGTCGACGCCGACGCCGACCACAAGCGGGTTTGAGTGCCGCGTGCCGAGCGTCTGGATCTGCTTGAGGTAGCTGTCAAACGCCGCCACCGCTGCATCGTAGCCGTACCCAGCCTGACAGCAAAACGAGCCATCCAGCACGGGCATGAAGCACAACCGGACGACGGGCACGACGCCGAGCGGGTTCGGCCCGCTTTCCTCGGCGATGAGCACGCCGTCAACGTAGGCACGGACATCCGTCGGCGTCAGGATGCGCCGGTACCTGCGCGGCTCGGGCGCCATCTCGATCGACCCGTCCGGCATCACCGTCTCTTCGGGCGGCAGCACCACATCAATGATCGCGCGGATGACGTCGATCCCGGTCCGGTCGTAGGTGAGCTGGTACGCCTCATAGGGGTGGAGCACGATCCGCGGGATCGCGGCCGCCGTCTGCACCACCTCCAACAGCGCCTCGCCCTCGCTGCAGACGGTGCGCGCCCAGAGGTGGCGCCGCTCGTCGATCTTCGAGGCTTCCCACACCTGATCGATCTGCACTCGGAGCGCGGCGCGGGCGTCTTCGTCGGTCACACTGGAGTCGACCGACACGCGCCACTCGGGGCTGGCGATGGACGCCGCGTCGACGTTGACCACAAAGGCGATGTCGCGGTAGAGCCGCTGCGCCTCGGCGCTGATGTTGTTCGCGCTGTCGAGCGCGCGGAACAAGCCCATGTCGCGCACCTCGGCGTCACTGTAGCCGAGCGCGAGGTAGGACCGACGACGACGGATGACCTCGGCGATCCGTGTCTCCCGGCTCTCGGGCCACTCGCGGCCCATGCGGACCCTCAGGTTGTTGCGCGCGTTGATCTGCGCCGATGACGAGTATCCGCGCGTGTCGTAGGTCACGCCTCCGTTGCCTGCCATCACGCCCCCACAAGCCGCATCGGCTGCGCCGGTTGAATCCGCGTCGACATGCTGGCGAGGTACCACAGAAGCACGCTCATCGCATCCCACAGATCATCGTGGTCCGTGTCCGGCACGCTCACGATCTGCGCCACGAAGGCCGCCACCCAAGGCGCGGACACCGGAAGCTTGATCTCACCCGACGCCCAGCGCGCAAGGTAGGGGTGCATCCGCTGCACCTTGTCGCCGCGCCCAGCGACGGACACGGCAACCACGGTCAGCCCGCGTCGACGCAGCGCGGGGATCCAGGCCTGCCCGACGCTCGTGTCTTCGATCGCTACCGTGACCTGCCGATTCGTCACGCCGCGGTACTCTGCCGCGAGGTCGGCTAGGCGTTGCTCGGTGTCTGGACCATCGCGACGCACGGCCTCGGCGTGCAGGATGTAGACCTCGTTCCGGAGGATGCCGCTGACGACGATTCCCGTGGGATCGTTGTGGTCCGCTGTCTTCGCGGCCGGGTCCACCGAGATCACGATCTGCGCGCAAGCCTTCGCCTGCCCATGCGCGTCCGCCTCGTACCGATGCCCGCACCACGCGTCGAGGATGACCGAGCCACCTTCGCGCGTCGGCCGCTGCTGGTAGAGGCTCGACCAGATTGGCGAAGCGTCGACGAGGTGCGGCATGGATGCGTGCCACTCGGCGCCGTAGCGTTCGGGCCAAAGGTACTCTCCGGTCGCGCGGCCGTCTTGCTCGCCCGCCTCCGCTCGACAGCGCCACGTCATCCGGCGCAGGCGCCCAGGGTATTCCGACTCGATCCACCCGCTGATGTCGTCAAGCCCGCGGCGCGTCTCCATCAGGACCAGCGGCCCACCTTCGGAGCGGCTGACGACGTCCTCTAGCAGCCACCGTCGCGTGCTCCGCTTCCATGCCTGCGACCGCTGCCGCTCGGCGCTGCCGGTGACGTCGTCGACAACGGTCAGACGCGAGCCGATGCCGCCGGTAGCCACCCCGGATCCGACGCCAACGAAGCGCCCGCCGCCCACTGTCAGCCAGCTCGTTCGCTGCCACGTCTCGCCGGGCGCCAAGTGCGGGAACGCACCGCCCAACCGCTCCACCATCGCGCGCGCAGCCATGCTGACGTCGTCGGCACGGTCGTCGGTGGACGTCGCGTAGAGGACCGACGCGCCCGGAATCAGCGCCATCACGCGGGCCGGCAAGACGCGCCCGACGTGCTCGCTCTTGCCGTGTCGAGGCGGCGCCTCCAGGGCCCACCACGTACCGCGGCCGGCGACAGCATCGGCGGCGATCTCATCGCACACCGCGGAGATCGAGCGTGCGAACCGGTGCGGGACGTAGCGGCGGCGGTCGCGGTACCACGCGGTCGCGATCGTGCTCCGGTTGACGCACCGCCGCGCAAGGTCAGCCTCTGCCGCCTCCCGGATGATCGCGGCCTCGTCCACCTGCGGTGTCGGCTTGCGTCTCACGTCGATCCCGCCAAGAGCTCCAGCGCCCTCACCTTCGCCTCTTGCAGCGTCCCGTTGACGAGGTCGCCACCACCAGCGGACACCCACCAGCCCGGCCCCATCGGCTCGATCTCCACGACGACGACGCCACCCACGACGAGGTGAGCGCCTCCGCCGTGTCGAGGCTGCCACACGGTACCGCTCCCGGCCGTTTGCGCGTGGGTACCGCTACCGGTCATGCCCCATCCATCGCGTCGAACGCCGCGCGGGTGATGTCGTCGCCGGGTGAGGGGCGGTCGTCCCGGTCCACGTCGAGCCACAACAGCAGCGCGGTCGCCGCCTCGTGATGCCCGAACTCCTCCAGTTCGTGCGCGGCCTCGGGGATCTCGGACCACAAGAGCGTGTCGTACACCGGCTCCTCATCGATCCGCACCTCGTGGACCACGCGACCGCAGAGGTCAATCACGGCGGCAATGGTGAGCCCTGCGCGCGGTGGGTAGTCCAGCCCCGGCGCGATGTCGTTGGAGTCGACCGGCGCGATCCTCGGCGTCGCCCGGTAGCCAAGCCTTGGCACGGCGCGAGCGAGGCTCATCGCCAGACCGATCGGCAGCACGTCCCGGTTGACGTCACCCACGGGTCACCACCAACGCCAGCCGGGCATAGTCGTTGCCAGAGAGCGCGAGGAAGGCGGGATCGGTGATCACGCCGTTGATGGAAATCTCGGCGCCGGCTTTGCCTGACCCGTAGTTCCTGATCGTGACCGCGTGCTGAATGGGGAACGTCTGCGCGGGCTCGGCTTCGGCGTCAGCATCAAGCCTTGCCCGGAGGTCGACGGTCTCACGCATCAGGGCGGCAACACGCGCCGGCACGTTGCTGTGGTAGGTCTCGCCCATCGCCAGCGCGGCAGCGTTCACCCATGCGCGGTACTGGTTGGCGTTGACCTGCGCCTCATGCGCCGCGGCAACCACCCGCCTCGCCGCCTCGCTCAGCGTCTCGCCGTCGGTGGCGCCGAGGATGGTTCGGGCGTCGTCGAGCATGGAGCCCATGCCGAGCACGCGGCTGGCCTGCGCGTCCCGCTGCCGGTACGCCTGATCCCGCTCAGCGATGGCGAGGTCGAGGGCTTCCTCTGCGGCTTTGGCGCTGGCGAGGTGGTGGAGGGCGGTCGCGACAACCCTGCTTAGGACGCTCGTCTCGGTGGCGCAGTTGCCCGCGATCTCGTGCAACGCTGCCTCGCTCATCGGCTCAAACGTGCTCATGGTGTGGCTCCTTCTTCGGTTGTCTGCGGCACCGGCATCCACCGCCGGGCCTCTTCGTCACTGATCTCGGTGATGCGACCGGGCAGGCGTTCGTAGTGGTCGAGGATGTCCCGAAACCACTCCATCCGCTTGCGGTGCTCATCCTGCACTAGCACCATCGCGCGCCCGTCGATCATCATCGGGCGGCTCATAACGGTGATGACCACGCGCTCCCCGCGGTGGACCCATCGGCCTTGCCACCGGTCGACGTCGGCAGCTCGCGCCTTCGCTTCGGCATCCTGGCGGCGCTCGACGGCCTCGCACGCATCCTCCATCGCTTCGGCGTCGCGAACGTGTCCGCGCGCCCGGAGGTCGCCGACGACGGTCCACGCGAACGCGATCCACTCGTCGCCGCGCTCGTCGAGCGGGACAGCGAGCGCGCTTCGGCGGCGCTTGTCGAGGGTGGTGCGAGGCTGCTTCGACATCGTTGTTTTCGCTTGGTTATGCCACAAGGTACACCGGCAACCCGCGCGCGTCCAGCGCTTTCGTTTGGCTGGACCTGGGGATTTTCCGCGGGTACCTAACTTTGCGCGGATGAAGCACGGTGAACGCCGCGCCTCGTTTGGCAACGGCCTCTAGCGGTGAATCTGTTTGAAGTGGCGGCGCTCTGTCGGCCGGCTCAGAGGTCGTCAGGTACGCCAGCGTCCTTGTCGCTCCTCTCGGCCAGCACCTCGGCGATCTTCGTGCGAAGGTCGACCTGCACCGGGCCGCCTTCGGGGCCGCTGAGCTCCAGCCGCTCACGTGCGCACTCATCGATTCGATGCGCCCCAAGCCACGCCTGCGCCGCTCGCCAGTCGCCGCCGAGCGCGGCCTTTGTGCGCACCGAGACCATCGCCTGCGCGATCTTGCTCTTGGCTGCGCGGACCTGTGCGGCAAAATCGGCAAAGCGTTGCTCACCGGAGTCGGCGCGCGCGATGTAGTCATGCAGCGTCGTCACGCTGATACCTGCACTTTCGCACGCCAGCCGGTCAGAGCACCCCATGCGGATCGCGTCACACACCGCCTTCGTCATCGCGTCGCTCAGCACCAGCGGGCGACCTCGTGGGCGCTTCGACTCCCGGCGCTTAGGCATTGGCCGCCTCCGCATGGAGCGTCGGGGTCGGATTCGAACCGCCAATCTCCGGCTGGACACCGGAGCCCTCCACAGGCCGACGCGCGCCACGGTACATCCGGACTTCATCCGGGATGCTTGCGAAAGGTATCACCGGAACCGTCAGGCGGCTCGCCCACGTCGGGTCGATGAACCGGACATAGCGCAACTGGTAGCCGGGCAGCGGGCGCGCACCGGCAGCAAGGAACGGCGCCAGCGACGCCCCGCCGCCGATGTCGACGCCGTACCGTTTGCCTGCTTCGATTCGGGTCGCCTGACCGGCCGTGGTCAGGCTCTTGGCGGTCGTCACGAACCCATCCGGGAAGCGCACGATCTGCCCGTTTTCCTTGATCCCTGTCAGCACGAACCCGCTGGCCCGGTAGATCGTCCCGTCGCCGCACTGGCACCCATCGGCGAACGACACGCACCACTTCACCTGCGGCGCCTGCTTTGCGAACATGCGGAAGGCGATCGCCAGCGCGCGGGATTCACTGTTGCGCGGGAGGGCCTCGTCGAACGCCATCCTGTTCAACTCGATCACGCTTTCCCACGGCGCGTCACGCACGAGGGGCAAGATCTTGCGGCGGTCGAGCGGCGGCCCGAACTGCATGGCGCCGTGCAGTCGCCCGCCGATAAAGGCGCCGAGGCTGATCTGGCTGTTCTGGACTACAGACCCCGAGTAGTGAACGCGCTTCACGATGTCGTCAGCGTCCCGCCGGGTGATGGGCCGGATCTCGATCGACTTCGCGTCACCCATGGAACGCCTCGGCGATGCGTGCGAGCGCGTTTCCGTTGCGGTTGGTGTTGCCGGTGCCCACGAACGGCCCCGCGTCGATCGCGTCGCGTAGCGCCGCTTCGACCCGCTCGTGCTGGTCATAAGTCAGCGTGAAAGTCATCTGCCGGAACTCGGGAGCGCCGTCCGGCAGCGCCGCGAAGGGGTCCTCCGGCGTCGCGCAATCAGCCTTACCGAGAATCGCATTAAGCTCGTCAGCAGACCACCCGAGCCCGTCGAGCGCGGTCTGCTCAGCGTCAAGCGAGCGCATGACCTCGGCCAGCCCCTCCTCATCCCACGGCGTGATCTCGCTCAGCTTGTTGTCCGCCAGCGCGAGCGCCTCGGCCTGGGCTTCGTCGATGTCGAGGAAGCGCACCGGCACCTCAGCGAGCCCGAGCTTCTTGGCGGCCTTCCAGCGGGTGTGTCCCGCGATGATCTGCCGGTTCTCCAGCCGCGCGATGATGGGCGAGCTGAACCCGAAGCGGCGGATCGACTCGGCCACGCGGTCGACCGGTTCGCCGTCGTTCTTGCGCGGGTTCTTCTTCCACGGCTTGAGCGACGCGATCGGCTCGTAGGTCGCCGCTGGTTCGCTTTCGCTGGGCATTCTCACCTCCCACACCCATCCTACCTCGCCAGCCGCCCGCCGTCTTTCTCGTCTTCGCGTTCGCTTTCTTCTCTTTAATCGTTGCCGCACGAATCGAGAAAGCTTAAGTGTGGAGCACAACCAACGCGGAGCCACACAATGAACGCCACCTTGACCCACACCTGCCCGAAGTGCGCTGGCGTCGGCACGATGCCCTTCCGCCACATCCACAACGGCGTCTGCTTCCTGTGCAACGGCGCGAAGGCCGTCAGCGAGCGCACCGCGGCGCGTTGGCTGGCATCGGAGATGGGTCCGGCTCCCCGGCTGCAGGCCGCCACGAACGCACCCAAGGCGCCCGCGCAGCCGTTCAAGTCCATCACCCTCGGCGACTTCGGCACCGTGCGGATCTCCAGGCTGGATGACGGCACCTTCACCGCCCGTGACCTGCTCGTGACCGACTCCGACGGCGACGCCGATAGCTACTGGCTGCGCTTCTCCGTCGCTGGCGGCCGGGTCAAGGTCGACTCCGAGCACATCCAGAACGGCATGATCCCGCACTGGCGCCGCGCCGAGCGCGCTTTGCAGGCCGCGCTCAAAGTCTGAATCTTTCTTCTCCAATATCGTTGCCTACTGAATCCAGACAGCTTATCCTCTGAGCGTGGGCGGCCTGAGTCGCCCGATGGGAGCCACCGACATGTCAGCAGCATCCAAGCGAATCGGCGCGGCCTTGAAGGTCAACAACAACATCGCATACCGGTCGGAGCCCAACGGGTCCGGCATGACTCGCGGCTGGTTTAGGCAGAAGCCGGCCGGCGGCTGGACCTACCTCGGCGCGAGCGAAGCGGAGGTAATGAACGACATCCGTGAACAGGAAGAGTATCGCGCCGACTTCGACCAGCAGCAGCGCGACGCCAACCGCTGACACCACCCCGACCCAGCCCACGCCGCGCGCGGGCTGCATCGGCATGATGCCGCACTAAGGGAGCCACGATGGAAGTCACAAACGAAGCCGGCGCACTTGATCTGACCCGCTCATGGTTCGCCCACCGCGAGACAGAACGGCGCAAGCTCGATCTCCCGCCGCGTCCGCTGCCGGACCTTGCTGACCGGTTTGCGCGGTGGGCCGTTGATCAGGATGCTTGCGCACGGATGTGCCGCAACGCCAGCCAGCCGTCCGCCGCCGATGGCCACGAAGCCGCCGCGAAAGTGCTGCGCGCTGCCGCCAAAGACGCCGCGTCCGAGACGGTGCCGGCATGAAGATCCACGGCCAAACCTTCACCCCCAGCGATGTCACCCGCCTGACGATCAAGCACACCGGCCCCAACGGCACCGGCCTGCTCGACCTCACCGGCCCCGCAGCAGCCGCAGCGATGCGCGAGATCGCCCGGCACAGCCGCGCCAACCTCAAAGGCAATCCGCCCGGAGCGCGCCCCGTGTTCCCCAATCGCATCCTCCGCCACATCGAGACAACGCACCCCGCCACCGTCCACAGCGCGGCGGAATCGGTCGGATGCAGCGTCGGACGGGCGCGGGCGATCGTCGCGGAGCTGGTCGAGGCTGGCGAGGTGGTCGAGGGCGAGCCGTTGCCTTCGCGGCGCGGGTCGCCGACGAAGACGTACCGCGCGAAGTAGCTACCCCGCGCAGGCGGGCGGCCTGCGCGGGGTTTCTGCGTCAGCGCATCGCGTCCGAGGGTGCAGATGGCGGCGGGTTGAGCGCGTCGGCAGCGGCCCGGCATAGCTCCTCATGGGCCTGCCAGCGTTCGGCCATCTCCAGCAGGCGGATCGCATAGTCCGCGTGGAGGTCAACGCGCACGCCCAGCCGCTTGCTGTTGCGAATGTGGGCGCCGGTCGCTCTCAGAAACAGTGCATCATCCATCACAATCCCCCGCTTTTCATGAAGTCTTCGTACCCGCCCAGCTTGTGCGTCTGCTCGCGCTCGCTGTAGAACTCGGTCGACTGCCCAGCCCATCGGACCTCAGCCGTTCCCGTGCGCCCGTTGCGGTGCTTCGCGACGATGATCTCTGCTTCGTGCGGGCTCGCGTCCGGGTTGTAGACGTGGTCCCGATAGACGAACATCACCACGTCAGCGTCTTGCTCGATGCCGCCAGAGTCGCGAAGGTCGGACATCCTCGGCCGCTTGTCTTCGCGCTGCTCGCACTGGCGGTTGAGCTGCGCGAGGCAGATGATCGTAAGCTTCGTGGACTTCGCGAGCCGCTTCATGCGCTCCGTGATCTCCGCGATGGCGCTCGCGTCCGTCTGCCCGCCCCGCTGCTTGCGCATGATGAGCCCGAGGTAGTCCACCACGACAGCGCCGATCTCCACGCCCTTGGCCGCGCCCCACCTCACCAGCCTGCGGACCCGCGCTTCAATGTCATCCATGCTCGCGGACCCGATGCTGGCGACCTTAATCGGCGCCCTGGCCAGCTCGCGCGCGTTGACCAGCGCATCCCACGACGCCTCGCCCACGCGCCCCTCGGCGAGCTCGCGCGCACTCAGGCCTTCAAGGATCCCGATCGGCACGCCCTTGTCGAACGCATCCACCCGCCGAGCAACGCGCGCAAGGTCACCCATCGCGAGCTCGGCCCCCTCCATCTCCAGCGCGAAGACGGCGACGATCCCGCCTTGCTGCGCAATCTGCTTCGCAAAGCCCATCGCGAGCGACGTCTTCCCCATCGCCGGGCGCGCGCCGACGATCACGAGCTGCCCAGGCCCGAAGCGCGGCACGATCTCCGCAAGCTCCGGTAGCCCGACGGCGTACCCCGGCAACGGCTCGCCCTTGCTGGCGCGGTCGACCCGCTCAAAAGCCCCGTCGATCAGGTCGTTCCATTCCAGCCAGTCGCTCTCAATGCTGGTTCCCGTCGCCACCGAGTCGAGCTGCGACACCAGCTCCGCCGTGATCTCCTCTGCCGTGCCCACCTCGTCGAACGCAGCCTCCACCTTCGCCTGCATGGTCGCGATCAGACGCCGTAGCCGCGCCTTCTCGGCGATGATCTTCGCGTAGTGGGGCAGGCTGGCAGTCGAGGGGCAAAAGTCGTGCAGCCCCGTGATGTACGCGAGCCCGCCGTACTGCTCATCATCCCCGCCGCGGTAGGCCCGCTCGGTCACGCTCACGAGGTCGACCGCCTCGGCGGCGTTGTGCATATGGACCATCATCAGCCACAAAGCGGCATGATCTGGCCGGTAAAAGTCGGTCGGCTTGACGATCTCGGCGCACTCCTCGATCTGGCGCGGCGAGTCGATGACGCCGCCCAACAGCGCCCGCTCGGCGTCAAGCGCTTGCGGGAAGATCCGCGCGTCGAGAACCTGCGACTCTTGCCGGCGGTTCATGCCGTCACCCGCTCGTAAGCCGCGACGAACTGCGCCCGGATGATTCCACGGTTGTGGTCGCCAGCGTCGCAAATCTTCGCCCAGCCTCCGATCGCCGCAATCGCCGCGGCCCGTCGCGCCTGCTCTGCGGGATCGTGGCTCAACGTCGAACCGCGGACCCCGAGCGACAGACGCGGGGAGCCGTGCATCGCGCGGATGGTGGTGAGCATATCATCCCACGCGGTCGCGCCGTTTGTGCTCTGGCGGGCTTGTGGCGCGTTCTGAGGCGCTGGACGACTCTCGGTATGGCCAGCGCCGCCCGAAGCCTCTGAAGGCCGTTTGGCGCCAATCTGTGCAGCGTCCAAGACGGCTTGCTCGGCCGCCGCATCCAACCGCCGAACGAAGTCAGTCGTCCCGCGGCACAGCGCCGACAGATCGGGCCGCTTGTCGAGGCACCACGGATCGCGCGCAGCCTGAGCGAAGCGGGCGACGATCCGCGCCTGACCTTCCTTCGCCATCGTCTCGGCGATCAAGCGGCCGTCGCCCTTCGCGGGATCCCAGCGGCGCACCTTGCCGCTGATCGTGTCGTAGCTCTGGCAAACGGCGCCCCACGCTTCGAGGTCAAGCGGGGCGCCCTGCTTGCCCTTGCCGCGCTTCGGCTTGGAGGCGACCGCCGCCCCCTGCTCAGGCTTACGAGCCACGAGCTCAGCGCGATCAGGGGACGGCGGCGCGGTCCCGGCGTCCGTAGCCGGTGCAGCGTCCGCCGTCGATGGGAGGGAGGGGCGCGAGGCCTCGGGTGGGTGGGTCGTTGCCCCGTCGTTGTCGATCGGGTCGGTGTCCGTCGTCGGCTTGCTGCCGGTGAGCAGGCCGTCAAGGTCTTCGCGAGATGGGATGCGCCTCCGGTCGATCGTGATGGCGTCAGGTGGCATCGGTGGCTCCGGGTGCATGGCGCTCGCGTCGCGCGCTGCATGTGTTGTTTCTGTGGTTGTGGGTTGTGGGTTGTGGGTTGTGTCACCCACCGTGCCAACCTCTGAAAGCCCATACTCGAATGCCAACTTCTCCAGAGAATCAGGCAACACGGTTGGGTGAATGCTGGGCGAGCGTTGGGTTAGCTCTGGGCGAGCGTTGGGCGAGACGGCAGCGGATTGTGCAGGTGCAACCGTTTCCGCTGGGCGACCTTTGGGCGACCTTTGGGCGAGCGTTGGGCGAATGGCTGGTTCGTCAGATTCCTTCGTTGGGTCTGACCATTCGTGCCGGGAGGCGAGCAGCCCGCGCACGGTTGCCTCCGTCCAGCCCCAGCGAGCAGCCAGCGCCCGGCGGGATGGGAACGCGTGGACGCGACCGCTTGACGCGAGGTCAAGGTGTCGGGCGAGATCAAGCGCGGCGGCTTCACGAGGCCACGGCAGCGGGCCTTTCTCGAAGATGCAGATCAACCCGTCGACAGTCCCGATGGGGACCGCCAACCACGGCGCTCGCTTCATGTTGGCCTCGTCAATCGCTGGTCTGCCGCTCCGTCTCAGGATGAGACCGGGCTGAGCATCGCTTCGCAGGGGCTGGCCGGCCCGGTTCTGCTCTGCGATGCTCAACCGCGAGAGAGGCACAATCAGGGTATCAAGGCCGCAGCACCGCCGCAATCAGGACGATGACGAGCAGCCCGCACAGCCAACCGCCGCCAGCGCAGCCGGTGACGATGATCAGCGCGCCACCCATCGCGGCGTGGTGCTGGTCGAGCGTCTGGCCAGCTTGCGGGCCTTGGGCGGCGAGAGCGAAGTACATGGCGAGAGTGAATGCGGTGACGATGGCGCTCCATCCGAGGAGGGCGAGGGCTTTGATCTTGCTGGAGGTCGTGGGGAGGATCTGGTCGGACATGGGTGGCTCCTTGTTGGGTCTTGGGTTGGGTTGAAGCGGCGGAACGTCTCCCGCCGGTTTGCACGCTCAGGGGTAAGCGTCAGTCTGCACGGTGAATCCACCCGCGTCGGTTGCGGCGAGCCGGCGGCCCGTAGCGGTCAAAGCGGTAGTCATCCACGGCGGCATACACGCAGCGATGCCAGTCGAGCCACAGCCACAACGCCTTGGTGCATTTGTGCCACTCCGACGGCGACGGCTTGACGGGAACCCCCACCGCGCGGTCGCCGTCTCGCCGCGGGATAGCCGCGATCCGGTCGACCATCGCGACGGCGACACCTTTCCTCACCTGCCTGACCCGCTCCACCGAAAGTCCGAACGCCGCGCCGGCATCGGCCAGCGCATCGCTGGTCCATGCTGCGACGACGAGGCCGTCGTGAGGTGTCCGCTGGCTTGCGATCGCGCCGGCCTCTGCCTTGCCCACAAGGTCGATCTGCCACGGCTCATAGGGTGGCTCCCATGGGTCGACGAGATCGGGCATCTCGCCGCGTTCGCAGTCGAGCGCGTCTACTTTCAGATCGGACCGACGCGTGCCGGTGACGGTCTTGTAGATCGCGCCGTACTCCGCGTTGGTTGCGGTGCCCGTGATCCCGCGCTTCATGGGTGGCTCCGTTGGTTGTGGGTCAGATGGTGGGTGGTGGTGCGTCGGAGCGCGGGACGCAGACGAACGGCGAGCCGGTGCCGCCGTCCATCGGGTCCGCCCAGACCCGGAAGGCCATCCGATCGTCCCCCTCTTCGACCTCGCCGTCAGGGTGGGTCGTTCGGTAGTGGACCGCGACGATCGCGTGCTCCACCTTTTCGACGGTCCAGACCTCGCCGTCCCTCCATTCGACGCGGTCGCCGGGCTCGGGGTTGTTGAGCACGTCTTCGGCGGCGCGGGGCGCAAGCGTGACCGGCCGCTCCAAGGTCCACGTCAGCGACTCATTCCAGCACCACAGCACGCGAGCGCCGAGGCTGGAACCGGTGCCGACGACAATCCCGACGCGGTCGGGGTCTGCGGCGTCTCTGACTTCTTGGCCTTGTTTCAGGCTCATGATGGCTCCGTTGGTTGTGGGTCAGGTTGTGGGAGAGGTCTTGCGCGGACGACTTGCCGTCGCGGCTCGACACCGTGGCCTCGTACTCGCCGGGCAGCATTTGGTTGGTTCTGACGCAGCGGCGGATCGCGTCGATCGCGCCGATCGCGGCGCCTTCGTGGAAATCCCAGACGCCACCCTTGAACATGTTGACGGTGTAGCGGGTCATGGCGACACCTCGGCCACCAGCAGCACGTAAGGCGCCGCCAATCGAGCATCGCCTCCACGCTCGCGCATCTCCGCACACAGGCGGATCGCGTCGTCAAGCGTCGAAGGGCGAGCGGTGTACCTACCGCCGACCCACGTCCAGCCGTGCGGCTTCGCGGGCGCGGAATCGGGCCGCTTGTCGCTCGGGTCGGTCGCGTCGGGGTCGGAGCGGACGGCCGCGATCGTCTCTACGGACTGGATCGGCAGCGGCTCGGGGAGCCGGCCCATCTCGGCGTCGATCAGGCGTTGCACGGCTTTGCTCAGCGGAAAGCCGTTGGCGCGCACCCAAGCTACGCGGTCGGCTCCTACGCTGGCGGTGATCAGGTCTGGTCTGGTCATGGGGATCCCCATCGGTGGTCTGATATTTCGGGCATGGTGGCTCCTATGAAGATCGCCGCGACTTGCGGGACGATCGCGTTTCCGTAGCCGCGAAGGCTTCCTTTGCGGCTTCCTGCCATTCCTCGGGGTAGCCTTGCAGCCAGCGGGGCAGCTCCACGTTGAGTTGGCCGCAGGTTTCCATCTGAGCAGGCGATCCAGTCGCAGTCGCTCCAAAAGCCTGGCGCGGGACAGTGTCCATTCTCGGGCGGCCGTCCTGTCTCGTCATCGACGTTGACAGATCCCCCGTGTCCTTCCAGTCGCGCGTTGCCGGCGTTGCCCAGCCGCTCGCCAGCCGCGCTTGGCCTGGCAGTTTCAAGAACACCGGCCGCGACCCGTCCGGCTTCACCGGCCCGTAGCAGTGGGTCGATCCCGTCGCGTCGTTCACGATCGGGGTTGACCAGCCCACCAGCGCCGCAACCGCTCCGAGATCCGGCCCATGCCTGCGCATCGCCTCGCGAATCGCGCCCTCCTCTGATCTGACGCCCTTCTCTGCCAGGCTGGCGGTCGGTGTCGGCCACCCACAGAGCGCCGGAACCGCCTGCCCCGGCGTCATCCCGAAGCCGTTGTTCCCGTTCTTCTGCTGGAGCTCTGCACGCCGCTCCAGCACCCGCCCCACATCCCGCGCCTCGAACGCGCTCGCGTCCGGCGTCGGCCAGCCCGACCCAGAACAGCCGTTGTCGGATGTGCGGCGCCCCGACGCCCGCAGCGCACAGATCGGCGGCCCCGACGGCATAGCCCACGTCTTCCAGGTCAAGGCGTACAGAGGCGAGCCAAGACCGGCCAGCCGCTGACGCAACCTGCTCTCCAAAGACCGCTGGAGGTCGGCGCTCGCGGATGAGCTCAGCGAAGACGGGCCAGAGGTGGCGCTCGTCTGCGGTGCCGAGCCCTTTTCCAGCCGCGCTAAACGGCTGGCAGGGGCAGCTACCGGTCCAGACGGGGCAATCGTCAGGCCATCCGGCGAGGCGCAACGCAACGCTCCACCCGCCGATGCCTGCGAAGAAGTGGCATTGGTCGTAGGAAACAAGGTCATCTGGACGAACATCGGCGATGCTCCGCTGGTCAACGTCGCCCGGCGCGATGAGCCCGCGAGCGATCAGGCGACGAAGCCAGGCCGCCGCAAACGGGTCGATCTCGTTGTAGTAGGCGGCCACGCTGCACCCCACGCAGGTCTAGTAACTACCCAAGCGCACGCTGTGTAGCTACCTGCCTACGATTCCTGAATAAAAACCGCGCACCGCACGCAAACCGACCGCCAGACCGGCGCTTTCGGTGTGCCAACGTTGATGCGGAGCAAGAGCGCGCCGCAGAGACAGCGGGCCGGGACGTAGCTCACCGCGTCAGCAGGAGGAGCGCCACGATCGACCACGCGATCACGGCGTCCTGGCACGACTCGGGGACGCGGAGGAGGAGGAAGTGCGCGAAGAACGCAGTGCAGGCGAGCCAGAGGGCGGCGATCATCGCTCCACCTCCAGCGCCTTGATCTGCCCAGCCACGATCGCCGACGACTCCGCCCGCTGCACCACCGCCTGCACCGCCAACACAAGTCCGGGGAGATCGGCGAAGGGGTCGACGTGGGCTGGAGTGCCGATGGCGGTGGCGATCTGGCGGAGGGTGTCCACCATCGCGGCGCGCGCGGGACGCTCCGACAGCACGCCGAACGGGTTCTCGCGGCAGCGGCGGCACACGCCGTCATCGTCGAGGCGCGCGCGGGGGCCTTCGGTTTCGCAGGCGCGGCACGGCACATCATCTTGCGGGTCGGTCAAGACGCACCCCCGACCGGCCAAACGCCCGTCAACAGGTAGACCACCTCGGCACGCTCGCCGGGGTTGATCGCGCCGCGATCGCAGAGATCCAAGACCCGATGCGACGGACCACGACCGACACCAGCGCGCCGCAAAAGCTCGACAGAGCAACCCATCTTGTCAGCCAACGCGGGCACCGACTGCACCCCTTCGCGCCGCTGCGCTCGCTCCAGGTACGGCTTGACCAGATCGGCCAAGCGACGTTCAACGTTCAACATGGAACCTCCTGACGCCAGCCTATTAGGACGTCGGCAGAACGTCTAGCAAACGTTCCGCGCTTTGTTCTGGTGACACGCGCTAGCCTAGTCTTCGCGTCGTTTTCGCGTTGTCGTGTCGTGTTTGATTTTCGTTCCGTTGCCGTTCGCGGTTGGTCGTGTGAAGTGTCGGTGTGCCCCGATGGTGGGGCAAGGAGGCCACACATGATGACCATGACCCCCGCGAAGCAGCCCGACGCAAACCGCAAAGTCGGAGACGTGTCCTACTACGGGTCCACCTTGCACACGGGCGCGCCGTTCGCGACGCTGTCGATCACCAGCTACCACCCCACCGTCACCTACGTGTCCACGCACATCAGCCGCAACGATGCCGACTGGGGCGCGCTGTCGGATGATGAGTTTGTGACGGAGGCCCTTCGGGTTCTGGCGGACGCTGCGGCTTCGGTGCTCGGATGACCGCCGGCCAGATCCTCACCTTCGCCACCACCGCCGACTGGGAAGCGTGGCGCGACACCCTCACCACGTCAATCACCGCCAGCGAGGCAGCGGCGGCAATGCGTCTCAGCCCGTACTGCACGGCGCGAATGCTCCAGCTCCGCAAGCAGGCGCCGCACCTCGCGGTATTCCCGTCCGGCTCGCAGCTTGCCCGCGGTTCGGCAGCGGAGCGCGACCTGTTCGCCATCTACGCCGGGCGGACGGGCGCAGCGGTCGTTCCCAACGGCACGACGGTTTACGCCCACGACTGCGGCTGGCTCTTCGCCACGCCCGACGCTGCGGTGGGAACCGGCGGCGGCCTGGAGACGAAGCTCGACAGCGTGCGCGGCGCCGCCGCCGCATGGCCCGCCGACGGCACCGAGATCACCGACGTCCGCGCGCAGACCTACGACGCGACCGGCGAGACAGACCCGCGCCGCTGGATCGTGCGGCCGGACTACTGGGTGCAGGTGCAGATTCAGATGCTTTGCACCGGCTGGCCTTGGGTCGACTTCCTCGTGCAGTTGATCGGCTTTCAGGAAGTCGAGTATCGCCGCGTGCGAATCCACGCCGAGCCCGCCGAACAGGCCAAGATCCTCGCCTACCTTACCGGCTGGCGCGCCCGCCACCTTCTCGCCGACGTGATCCCACCGCCGATGCTCGACAGCGACGGCCAGCCGATCGACGACTTCGACGAGCTGGAGCGCATCGCGAAGTGGCGCTACCCGGAGCGACCCAAGACCCGCGAGATGACCGGCGAAGAACAAGCGTTGGCGCTGGAATACCTCGCGCTCAAGGCAGACGAGGCGCGCATCACGACGCGCAAGCAGCAGATCCGCGCCTTCTTTGTGGACGCCGCAGCGGACTGCAAGCGGCTGAACGGGGACGGCGTCCGGTTCCGTCAGGACATCAAGAACAAGCTCACCATCGAACCTGTCAAGGAACCTGCCCCGCGCGAGCATTGGCCGCGCCGCACAAAGCAGCCGCTCCCCAACGGGCAATCCGAATTCGTCATCATCGGCGGCGTGAACGTGCCGATCGACGGGAGCGACTTCGATCCGGTCGAAGACGGCTGGGAATCGACGCACGGTCAGGACCGCTAACAACCACCATCGAGGCTACCAAATGAGCAACCAGAACACCGACCTGCAGAAATCCCAAGGCGGCGATCTCTTCGCCCTCGCTCGCGCCGCCGTTGACAACGGCCTCACCCCGAAGGGCACGAACCATCAGCAGGCGTACCTCGCGATCGTCACCGGCGCCGAGCTTGGCCTCTCCCCCGCGCAGGCGATGCGCGCCGTGTCGGTCATCCAAGGCAAGATCAGCATGAACGCGCAGGCGATGGCTGGTCTTCTCCAGAAGAACGGCGGCGCGCTCGTCTGGCACGAGAACACCGACAAGGCCGCCGACGTTGAGGTCTTCCTGCCCGCGACTGGTGCGGGGATGCCCCCGAGCCGCGCCCGCGTCCGCTTTACGATCGAGCAAGCCAAGCAGGCTGGCCTCAACAGCGGCGTGTGGCGGTCCTACCCTATGGCAATGCTCGCCAACCGCGCGATGTCGCAGGCGTGCCGTATGGCTGCGCCCAGCACTTTCATGGGCGTCTATGACCCCGAGGAGATCGACAGCCTCGGCGAGCGTCCGCGCACCGTCAGCGCAACCGGCCCCGGCATCGCCTCCGTGGGCTACGACACGATCCCCGAGGCGCCGCAGATCGAGGCTGCGCCGCCGCTGCCTCCGAAGGTCGAGGCAATGCGCGCTCGCTTGGAGGCAAACGGCTGGCTCCCCGACGCCATCGCACACCTCGGAGAGCCCGCCGGGTGGAACCTCGCCGACGTTGCGGCGTGGGGCAAGGCGCGGCGCGAGGAGATCGAAGCGGCTGCGGCGAAGGTGGCGGCCTTTGGTGAGTCGGGGGGTGAGGAGTGATCACCGTCCAGATCCCGGCCGCGATCCGCGTGTGTTCGCCCGTCATGTTCCTTGGTCATCCTGGCGTCGTCGTGGCGACAGACAACCGCGCGCCTACCGACCGCATGGGTGAGTGGGTCGTACAGTGGTCAGACGATGGCCCTGACGAGTACATGGCGTTTTGTGGCTCCACGGTCTCCGTGGCATCGGCTGACCTCGCCCTCATCATCTCCGACCCCACCGGAGCCGCGCATCTGGCGTGGTGGCTGCTCTACGCCGTTCGCTGGACCATGACCGAGCACGCCGCACGCATCGAAGCGATGGGTTGGACGCTCGCCGGCTATCAGGCGGCGATCGACTGCGCGGCGCGCGGGCTTCCTGCGGACATCGAGCGGTTGCGCGATTACGCGCTGCGGGTGGTGTCCAATGGGTGAATCGCGCTGGACGATCTGCGGCGGATGCCTTGCGCCCGTCAACGTCGAGGTGACCGAGGCTGACGAGCATGCCGGCCGCGGGTGGATGTACTCGTGTCCCGCCTGCGGCTGGATGACGGAGGAGACGCCGTCAAAGCTGTCGGAACACTTCGATCCGCCGACCGCGCTCGACAACCTTGCGAGGCTGGGCGCTGTGCTCGGCCGGCTTGCCGAAAGCGAGGCGCTGCCGAGGTCTGGCCGTGACGCTTGCCGCCTGCTGGCCGGCCTGGGGCGCCCGTCATGAACCCCGCGATCTGGCACGCCCTTACCCCCAACGCCGACAGCGTGGGCCTTACCCTCCAGCAGCACGCGACCGAAGACCGCCGAGCCGCACGAGTCGCCGTTCGCAAGCTCACCACGACCGAGGCCCGCCTTGACCTCGCGCACCTCGGGGGCATGGCGCTGGAGATCGACCGCCAAATCGCAACGCAGCCCCGGCGGCTGGCAAAGCGTTGGCGCTGGTCCATCCGTGCCGCTGACCGGCTCCTGACGAGCCTCCAACGCGCTCCGGTTGCGCCGGTCGTGTCTGCGCCTGCCCAGGTTGTCTGCGTGCCCGTGGGGGCTGCTACGGGCTCCAGCGTGGTGTTCGTGCAAATGAAGTCGAAGGTGCGGCGGTGAGCCCCCGTGTCCCGTTCCAGCGCATCGAAGGCGATGCGTACTACACGCCCGACGATGTGGCGGCGGCGTGCGTCCGCGCCATCGCGCCCCGCCTGCTTGCCGGTGACCCGCCGCTGATCATCGAGCCCAGTGCAGGCGGCGGCGCCTTCATCCGTGCGGTCAACGCGATCGGGCTGGATGACACCTACGCGATCGACATCAACGGCGACGCGGCCGGGCTCGGCCTCGCCACCACGTACAGCGTCGGCGACTTCGCGATGCTCGACATCGAGCCGCCGGCCTGCCGGACTTGGGTGATCGGCAACCCGCCCTACAGCCATGCACAAAGGCACGTCGAGCGCGCGCGATCTCGCTCGCGATGCCGGAGCGCGGCGAGTCTGGCGGTGTCGCGTTCCTGCTGCGGCTCGCCATGCTTGAAGGCAAGGGCCGCGCGTCGTTCTGGAGCGCCTACCCGCCAACCGAGGTTCACATTCTGACCCGTCGCCCATCGTTCACGGGCGGCAAAACCGACTCTTGCGCCTATGCGTTCTTCGTGTGGTGTGCTGGCGAGCGCGAGCCGCTTCGGTGGATCCCATGATCACGATCGCGATTCCCGGCCGCCCACCCACGTACCGCCGAGCGCGGAGCAAGGGCGCGATCCGCTTCCAAGACAAGGCCACGATCGCCGACCGGCAACGCATCTCCGCAGCCGTCGCCAGCGTCGAACCCTGCCCACCCGGCGCGCTCGCAGTGGACATCGTCGCGATCTGGCCAGCCGCCGCAGCCCGCAGCAAGGCGCGCAAGGGCCAGCCGCGACCCGTCATCGTCGAGTGGCGCGACCAAGACCCCGACGCCGACAACGTGGCGAAGGGCGTTTTGGACGGACTGCAAGCCGCTGGATGGCTGGACGAAGACAACCGCGTGGTGCGGCTGACTGCCTGCACCCTGACCACCAACCAGCACGGGGCTGGCTGCACGCTCGTCACCGTGTCCAACCTTCTGCCCGACGCCGCAAGCGTCGCGCTTTCGTTGAGGACCGCATGAGCGCCCTCCTGCCCCACCTCCGAACCGCCCGCACCCCTGCCGAGCTGGTCCGCCTGTCCGGCCTGCCTCACCCCGAGGTCGTTGCCGAGCTCCGCAGACTCGGCCGCCAGATCGTCGAGATCAAACCCACCACCATCCACGACCGGGCGATCCGGTACCGGGCCACGAATGACGCACCTCCAGCACGAGATCCTGCACGCGCTCCGAAGCCTCCCGAAAGGCGAGACGCTGACAGCCATCCAGATCCGTCGCCGGTGTCCGTCGATCTCGCCCAGCCTCGCGCCCGAGACGCTGACGAGGATGATCGAGGCGACCGAGGGAGTGAGGCTCGCCGAGCCGCCGCGGGCCTCGCCGAGCGGGCGGACCGTGTTCGCCGCGCGATGGGCGCTGTCTCGGTAGCCGATGATCCCGCGCTCGACTCCATGATCGCCGCGATCCGCCGGGCGCTCGCGGACGGAGAGTATCGAACCGTCTCCGCCATCACGGCCATCATCTGCGAGCATCGCGGCCCGACAAGGCGCGAGGCCGTTGACAAGGCGATGCGTGTCATGTACCAACGCCGCTTTCTGCGCAAGCTTCCGAGCGGACCGGCGCGCGCAGACCTCCGCGTCGGTGGAGCGCCGTCGCAAGCGTGGGCGCTGTCGGTCAGAGGCCGAGCGTGGCAGGGCTCGGTGCACATCATGGCCCGCAAGCGTGCGCTGCTGGCGCTGCTGGCCGCCGCTGGCCCGCTGACGACGAACGACTGCGAACCGGTGATGACCGGGCTGACCAAAAACCGGTGGCTCGGCATCCTGCTGGAGCTGCGCAAGGCTGGGCAAGTCGAGGTCGTTGGCGCGACTCACGTTGCCGACGACACCGGACGGCTTCGACCGGCGCATCTTTGGGGCGCTGTTGGCTCGCTCTGAGCCCCTACGCCACGCCCGAGGCTGCTACTGGTGCGGCCACCTCGGCAGCGTCGAGCCCGTGCGGTTTACGCTGCCGGCGGCCTGTGATGCCCCACCGTCGCCGCTCGTCTGCGGCTGGCGGTGCGGGGATGGGCTGGCGGCTTGGGCGGATCGGCTGGTCGTCAGCGTCGAACGCGCGGCGTTGGCAGCAGGGCTCTGACGCAGAAAACCCGCCCTAAGAACGCATCGTGGAGAGGCGGGCGGGTCTACTGCTGGCGGTCTACTCGGTCACGCGCCGGGCGACCAGCCGCCGCCAGCGAACACGAACGAGCCGCCGATCTCGCCGTCAGGCCCGAACACCTGGGCGCCACCACGCGCGCGAAGGCTGGCGTAGGTCTCGCCCTCGATTGCGGTCGGCGGTGCAGGGATCGTCGGGACGGGCGGAGGCGCGGGCGGCTCGTGGCGCTCACCTTCGGGAATCGCGTCGAGGCCGGCGGCGAGCGCGTTGCAGGCGGAGCCGATGGCGTAGAGGAAGGCGACGATCAGGAACTTCGGCATGGGCACCTCAGGAGGAGTGACGGACATCAACACAAGCAGAGCAGAACTTGACCAACTGGTCGGACTTCTGCGCGGTCGTCAGGCCGGACCACCAAGACGCCGCGCTGTTCGTCCAAGGGCTCCCGCTCGGAGCGGACGCGAGCGCCGCGAAGATGGAGTCAACGGCCGACAGCGAGCCGGTTCCGGCAAGGTACTTCGCGCCGGCGCGGCGAATGTCGTCGACCAGATCGAGCGTGGCATTCGACGTTGCCCACTTGCTGGCGTCGGTGCCGCAGACCTCGGACGGGTACAGGCGCCCGAGGCTGCATCCGGTGTGGAAGCCCGGCCCGCTGCGGTGCATGGTCACGAAGCCGTTGTGGTCGCTCGTTCCGTCGTTGATGCTGCTACCCATGTTGTTCCCCTCGGAGCGCGTCGAGCGCGCCTTGTGATGTGCGCTGGATGACGCGCACCGCTGAGTATCCGCGTTGGGCCGCAATAAACAGCGGGTCAAGGTAGGGATGCACCGGCAGATCCGCCACAGCCTTGTCGAACTGGTCGGCCGCGATCCCGACGAGCCGCAGCTCTTCGACGTGGTAGGCAATCATCTTGAGGCACACCGCGTGCTCGCGCGCCTCTGCCGCCGCGCGCCGCTGCTCTGCGACGATCCACAGCACCAGCACCACGGCCAACACTGCCGACGTGAAGCACGCGCCTGCAATATGCAATGCTTCTAGCGTCATAGTCTGGTGCAGGCTGTTCGCATGGGCGGCCCCCCTCGTACCGTTTACCATGTTCGCGATACGTGTGCCTGCTTACCTCTTGGCTGGTGGCGCCGCCTCGCGGGCCTCGCGCTCGTCGCGTTCGCGGATCGCGTCGGCGATGGCCACCCGCTGTTCGAGCGTCGTGATGCGGACAGCAAGCCCGCCGATCTCGGTCCTCATCGACGTATCCAGCGTTTCGATCCGCGCTTGGATGGACGTCGTGCCGGTGTAGACCTGCCACGCCAGCACAATCACGGCGAGGGCTCCAGCGCCGCCTTTGGCGACCAGCTCCACCAGCGGGCCGAGGGCTGCCAGCGTGTCGACTTTGGGCGGGGGCATGGGTGCGTCTTCAGCCATCACGCCACCTCACGAGGCGACCACGCCGGGTAGCCGTCACCATCGGCCGCAGTGTGCGTCGCCCAGGGCTTGCTGGCGGCGCCCGCATACGGGCCACTCGGGAGCCCGACGATCGCGACGTGGACCCATCCACCCATGCCCTTACCCATCGGCTTGTCGAGGCCGTCAGCGTCTGCCGAAAGCGTCTCGGCGATGACCTGCCGCAGCCGATGGGGCATCCGCTCGCGGTGCTGCCAGATCAGGGCGATCAGGGCGAGCGGGGTCATCCCGTCGATCTGGATGTCGACCGCCTGCCCGTGGTTGTGCTGCGAGCCCGAGCCCGGTCGAAGCCCGCTGGTGATGCGGATCGGCTTGCCGGCGATGGCGCGGATCACTTCGAGATCGGCCGCCAGCGCCTCCAGCGCGTTGAGGACCGCCGGGGTCGCGAGCGGCGAACGCTGCGCCCACTTGCGGTCACGCTCGGGACCGGGTTCCGTCTGCGCGATGAGCTCAACGGCGGCGAAG